GTTGAAACGCCTGTTGTACCAACTGTTGATACGTAGTAAATACCGTTTTGAATCTGTGTAGTTTGGTTCTTAACCAATACACGATCATTAAGAAGAAGTGTGTAGCCATCAATAACTGTTGCACCAGTTGCAGTAACAGTAAGAGTTGCACCAATACCGGTACCTTGTGAAGCATCAGTTGTTCCAGCTGCATATGTGGCTACAAGGTTTGTTACTGTAGCAACTCGAACGGAGTCGTGTACGTTAAGACCTGTAACGGCTGCGTCTACGTAGTTCTTGTTAGCAGCGTCGGTTGAAGCAATTGGTGTTGCTACATTTGTAAGTTTAAACCCACCCATTGAGTAATCAGCAGTTGCAGTAGCAAGAGCGTTAAGATGAATTAAAGAGTGATCTGCATCAGTGTGGCGATGAACGTGATCTGCACGAGAAACTTTAAGTGATGTACCTTGAGCATTTGCAATACCAAAGTTTGCCATATCTGCGGTAAGCCCGTAAGGAAGAGCAGGTACCCAGTCAGCTACGCTAGCAGTTCCTTTTGCTACATAAAGTACAAGGTTTGTTAAGTCAAGATATAAAGAGCCTGTAGAAGTTGGAGCAACACCTGGAGCGCCAGAACCTGTTGATACGCTTCCTACTGGTGTCCATCCTGTACCGTTGTAAACCTTTAAAGTATTCAGGACGTTATCGTACGCAACCTGACCGGATACTGGAGCACCGATTGCATTGATCTGTGTTGTGGACAGATTCTGCACTCGTGCATTCTGGAGCTCGAGTTGGTTCAGGTTAATTGGTACTAGAAAACTACGTGCCATTATCTATCTCCTTATGAAAGATACGCATCGCCGCTGAAGGCAGACTGAAACAATACAGTTGTACTGTTGGCATTGGTATACCGTACTTCGCCTTCAACATTGGTACCTGCTGAGTCTACAACAGTTACGTTTGGATTAAAGTTCAAATTATGGGCAATCACCCAAGTATTTGAAGGGGTTCCCTGGATATGGTGGTAGGCAATCGGTGGGAGAACCGAGCCTTCTGTTAGTACATTTATACTGATTGGAGCCGGATAAGTGATGTTTGTAATGTCTGGGATTTCTAAGCCATACTCTGGGTTTGGCTGCCAAATTTGAGGATTTGTCATAGAGTTACTTCTTCCCTAGTAAATACTTTACCAGTCATATAAGTTCGAACTGTTGCGTCCGTATTGTTGGTCATTTGTAGGTCATAGTAGGCAGTACGTGGAAGATCTTTGGTTACTGAGGCTGGAAGGGTTAAGCGCAAGGTATCTACAACGGCAGTTGTAGAAGTAATCTTGGTGATAGTAAATGTACCAAGGATAACTGGACCAATTTGGGCATAGTTTTCATTTGTATACATGCGGATCTGACCTTTTGGTGTGTAACTGGTGAGATCAAATCCAAATCTAAGATCAATCTTAAAGTCATCTCCTGAGTACATAGAGAGGTCTCTGTTCATAGCTGTGCTTGGAGGAGTAATATCTCCATAGTCTGGCATATTCAAATAGACACGTTGAGGTAGAGAACGGTCATCAATCTCTTGTGGACGATAAACAGGGATGTAACGATTTGTCATACGGCTAATACGTCGTAGGGTTTGAACCTCAATACGGTATAGGCCAATATTAAGCATCCCACAAAGTTCTTTGTATTGGTCTTTGCGAGACTGTAGCATTTCCATGAGCTGGCGATAACGCTCAGAACGTGGAATAGAAACGCCGTCTGGAGAAATAATATCAATATCAAATGCTGAGTCGTTAGCCAGGGTGTAAAGAGCCATGGTAGAGGCAAGAAGAACTACTGGGTATTCCTCAAGAGGAGGAAGCAAACCAATTTGAGTAACACGACTTCCAGCTGTATCTGTGGTGTGGGCCGCATGTTCTAGGAAAGCGGTGTTGATGTAGTAAGAAATTTCAGTATCTGTAAAGTATCGGTAGGCTTGACCCATAACAGTAATAACAGAGTTGTTAATAGGCACTACAGAGTTAGCAAGAGTAATAACTCCCACGCCTTCTTCTACCGTTACGTTTGCAGAAATGTCTGTTGTAGCTGAGGGTACTAAAGCTGTGGCTGTAGCACCTGTTACTGCTGCGCCTGTAGCTGCGTTAGAAATTCTAAAGTATGTAGAGGTAGCCACTGTAATAACTGCGCTTGAAATATTAAATGCTGATGTAGAAAGCCCTACAATAGTTACTATCTGACCGGCTAAAAAAGTATTAGCAGATGTGTATGTGATAACGCCAGCAGAGGCTGAAGCAGCTGTTACGGTGGCTGTGAGGGTTGGGGTAGTAGCTTTGATAGAAAGGGTGTAGCCCTGGACTGGAGCTTGAGAAAGTTGGTAGCGGGTATCAATACCATCACTAGTAAATGTATCAGTGAAGGATCTGGCGATGTCGCCAATTTCTGACCGTAGTCTGTCAGAGAGCTGAGATACTGTTGCCACTAATCCTCCAGATATGTTTGGTTCTAATCATCCTACAGAATCGTAAATAAATCTATATAAAAAAGGCCCCGCTCCTACAGGAGGGCGGTTGTAGGAGCGGGACGATTAGAACTCGTACGAATTACAAACGGTCGTACAAGTAACCTTTTTCTTTGAGGTGATTTGCTACAACCTGCGAAACTTTGTACTTTTTGCCCGCTTGGAAAGAGTAGTGGTTGCCTGCTCCTATTGTCATCATTTCAAGGTCTTCCGCAACACGGATAACGACTGAGTCGTCTGCAAGGCTTACGCCGAGATCTTCAACCTCATCGATTACGGTTGGTACAGATGCTGTAAGATCTACAATTTCTGTAGCGTCACGGTAATCTTTTGTCGCTGTTGCCATAGATATTTCGTTTGCACGAGCTGCTAGAGCTTCTGCACTGGCCTTGATTTGTTCTTCTCTTTGACGTCCTGTAACGTCAGTAACTTTTGCTTTTGCCACGATGTGTGTTCTCCTGTTAGTTAGTTGTTAGTGTGGGGGCGGGTTTTACCCCGCCCCCTATTAAATTAGTTGGTTTCTGCGATAACTACAGATTGATCAGTGATTAGACCAAGACCGTAGATTGCGTACCATGCAAGAGCGTGCTCACGACCGAAGTCAAGAATACCGCCGTCACGAAGTTCCACTGGAAGTGAAATAGCGTGACCGAATGCGTTGTCTCCAATAAAGATTGCTGAGTAGCGGTCTGAAGCGCCGTTACCTGTCTTTGTTGCTGGAGTTGTGTATCCGCCACCAGTTGGGTATGCGATAGAAGCTGGATCAACAGCTGTATCTGTGGTGTATGAAGTACCAGCACCACCAACTACCTTCTGGATCTGTGTTGTTTCGATGAATACTGTGTCGTATAGACGACCAATTTCACCTAGCATGAAGTTACCAGGAGCAGCGTACTTTGTTACTTCGATGAACTCTGGGTTGTCACGAAGCTTACGGCTCTGGTGTGGGTGAACGAATGCAACATATGTCTCACCAAGGCGAGGAATGTTCTTTGTTGCTAGTGTTTCTACTGCGTCTTTAACTGTCTTTGTTGACAAGTCGAATGCGCCGGTCATTGAAGCACGTGATGTGCCCTTTGTACCTGCTCCGTACCAGTCATTTGCAGCTGTAAGACCTGAGCGATCTTCACCGTAGATTACGGATGAAGCTGCCATAAGTGTGTCACGAGCCTGGCCATCAAGGTAGAGAGCCATGTTACGTCCAAGAAGACGTGAAGCTGATGCCATAACGTCATCGAATGATGCGTTAAGTAGGAGCTCTGATACTGCGATTGCGTATCCGTGCTCAGCAACAGTGATTGAGAACTGTTGTGCAGTTAGTGCGTTTGTTGACATACGTACGCCTTCAACCAATGGAGCTGCGAAGCCTAGGTTGTTGTAACGCATGAAGTTGATCTGGAGACCAGGTGCGACGCCTAGTTCTGTCTTCTTAACAGCGAACTGTTCGAAGCGAAGGATAGGCATTGACTGGAAAAGAATTTCTTTAGACCAGATGGTCTGAATTGCTTGTGTAAGCTGGCTGTTAGAACCAGAATACGCTGTAGGTGCTGCGGCTAAATTGCCGGTACCTGTTACGGCTGATGCCATGTCGGTGTTACTCCTTATTCATATATGTTAGGTTGGTTTTAAAAGGTAATTGCTTACCCGAAGAGTCCCTTGTTTTGATTGTTTGCTCCTGGGAACAAACGATCTCTGTACTTTGCGTATTCAGTAACCGACATTGCGGCAATTTGATCCGCGGTGAACTGTTGTTGTCCCGAGTTGTTTTCCATTGTTGGGGGCAAAGTAGTACTTGTGCCCTTCATATCACGACGAGCATTCTGCATAGCTTGCTGCGCCGATTCCAGGATCTTAGACGAACGTTCTCTAAGTCCAGTAATACTGTTTTCTATCTCGTCTGCATTATTTCCTGAGATTAGATCTACAAGCTCAGGCATAATATTGTCTTGCTCTTCAGCAAGGCGACGATTACGATAAGCGGTAAGTTCTGCATACTGACGCTCACGCTCTAGAAGTGCATCTTTACGAGCACCTTCTTGACGAATTTCTTCGAGTTGAGCTGTCCATTCCTGCTCCTTCTTTTCAAGAAGTGCACGAACGTCCATTTCAGATTCAGCTAACTTACGTGCTGCTTCTTCTTTCTCTTTCGCAATTGCGGCGGCTTCTGCAAGCTGCGCTTCACGATCTTTCTTAAGTAGATTAATTTCTTCCTTTAGAGAATCAATCTGTGGGTACAGCTTTGACTTCTCTTGTTCCCGAACTCTTTGAAGATCTACTTCTGTGTATCCTGACTTTGAATCTGTGACCGGAGCCACTACTTCTTGCTGCGCTGGTGATGCGGTGCCTGTAACTTCTGAAGCAAATGCTTCTTGAGCCACTGCACTATCAACAACGTTTGATGTTGTTTCTGACATGCGTATTCCTTTAGGTTAAGAGGTCGTTGTCCGATTTAATGCCACGATGACCTGCGGGTTTGTTTGGTACATAGCCTGACAAACTTTTTACGATTTGTCAGCCTAAATCACTGGTTTTGTTCAGAATTAGGTGTATCGGTTTGTGTGTTCGCACTCTGTCGAGGAGTTTGACTACCGTATGCCTTTACAACTATTTCTTCTTGAAGTTGTCCAAGCGTTGCTTCTTCAAATGGAGTAATGATTCCTGGTTGTCCTAGTGGACCAGGACCAGTCCCATCTCCTGGAGCTGCTCCCGGAGGAAGAGTCCCATCAGGCATCATACCAGTAAGTGATGTGATCGCTGAATTTATCTGTTGCTTGACAAGAGCGATAGCTCCATCAGCCTTAGCGTCGGCAATAAGTTCTGCACGAATTTCTTCAAGCTTCTGATCTGGGAATTCTTCGCCAAGCTGACGAAGAGCGCCTTCACGGCTTTCAAGATTCATATTCATCTTCTGTTGGATTTCGTTGAGTACAATCAACTTATCTAGTGGAAGTGGGGGAGGCATGTGGATAACTGACTCGTAAGTAATTGGGTCTGCAAAATCAAGCTGCGTAAGTTGTCCTGGCTTGATTGGGCCGTTAATAACTGGGTTGTAAGTAAATAGTTCTGGCTCTTTAAATGCAAGAGTTAATAAAACTAGCTCATTAATACGTTCTAGTCCTTCTTCATACTGTACAAGCTTCTGGTGGTAGCGATTCATTAGAGGCT